ATAATGTGGTTATAAAATTATTAGATGAATATATTGATTTTGAAAATACTCAAGCAAGCGATATTTATGTTATAGGTAAATTGGTAAATATTCAAATTACAACTGAAGAATTGGGTAATTTGATAACCGAAGATGATAACTTTGATATAATACTATAAAATGGCAATAAGACAAACTAAAAAAATATCCGAATTAAATACGCTAACATCTGCTTCTTTAAACACTTATGTTTTGGGAGTAGATAATGGTTCTACTTACAAAATTACATTGGATGTTTTGGAAGATGCCGTTGTAAATATGGTATCTCGTTCTACGGATTTGAGATTGGATGCATTGGAAAGTTATACATCATCTGCAAATGCTGCAAGTGATATATCTGCATTAAATTCATACACATCTTCGCAAACCACATTAAATACTGCGTTTACAAATGGTATAAATGCAAGATTACAAACATCTTCATTTAATGAGTTTTCGGCATCGGTACATAATGAAATATTAGCAGCAACTAACGAACAAGATTTAACTCCATATGTTACCGAATTGGTATATAATGTATTGAGTAGTAGTGTTGATGATAGGATAGATAATTTGGAAGCAAATAGTGGTTCTTATTTAACATCCTTAAATGGTGCAATAAGTTCTTCATCTCAATTAACATCATCATACGATAGTAGATATGTAATTAGCGGAAGTATTACACAAACGACTTGGGATAATATAGCAAACAAGCCATCTGGTATAGTTTCACAATCTACGGATTTAAGTTCTTTAAATACATTTACTCAATCAATCGATAATAGAGTTGATAGTTTAGAAAGTTGGAGTTCATCATTGGATTCTACATTTGCTACGGATTTACAAGTTTCAATTGTAAGTAGTTCGGTAGCAGCAACAATTGGTGTAATATCACAAAACACAGGTTTAGTTTCTACTTCATCATTTAATGAATACACTGCATCACAATCAACTGGTAGTTTAGTAAATAGATTAAATGCAATTGAAAATGTAAGTGGTAGTTGGATTACCGAAAGTGAAACTGGTTCATTTTTGACAAATTTGAATGGTGCAATTAGTAGTTCATCTCAATTGACATCATCGTTTGATGCAAGATATACAATAAGTGGTAGTGTGGGGGCAACTCCATTAGGAACTATTAGTGGTTCTGCTCAAATAACTGCATTTGGATTTATAAGTTCTTCGGACAGCACAACTGCATTAAATTCATATACTGCATCATTAAAAAATGCAATTGAATTAACAGGTTCAACTGTTTCGTTTTTAGGTAATATTGTTATCTACGGAACTCAATCTGTAATCAATTCACAAAATGTAGAAATTAGTGATAATATATTATATCTGTCTCCAACGGCATCTACGGATAACGATTTGGGTATCGTAGGTCACTATAACGATGGAACTTACAGACACGCCGGTATCTTTATGGATGCAAGTGATGAACACAGTTGGAAGGTATTTAATGGATTACAAACAGAAACCACTGCAACAGTTGATACAAATGGTACTGGATTTGCTCTTGCACCATTTAAAGCAGGAGTGATTACAGCTACATCATTTAATGGAATAATAAATGCAACAAATGGTGTAATTAGTGGGTCATCTCAATTGCCAGCAGGATTAGTTAGTGGTAGTTCTCAAATATTAGGAGGTAGTGGTGTTGTTAGTGGTTCATATGAAACAACAGGTAGAGGAATTATATCTTCATCTGCAAATTTAGTAACTACATCATCTTTCAATTCTTATACTGCAAGTATTTCTACGGCAAGTTTAGTAACATCTATAAATAACTTAAATACTTACACTGCTTCGGTTTCGACTGCTAGTTTGGTTACCTCCATAGCACAATTGAATACATTTACAGCAAGTGTAAGTACCGCAAGTTTGGTTACTTCTATAATACAATTAAATACTTACACTGCGTCGGTTTCGACTGCAAGTTTAGTTACTTCAATTAATAATTTAAATACATTTACTGCTTCACAATCTACGGCAAGTTTAGTAACATCAATTACAAACTTAAATACAGAAACGGCAAGTTTAGAAAGTAGATTGGCAACTATTGGAACTCAATCGGGTTCTTGGGGAGGTGCAGCATCTTTAACATCATTAAATACATTTAGTGCAAGTATTAATTCATACACCACATCTGCTGAAAGTAAATTTACATCAATAGCAACTATAACCGGTTCATTGATACTTTCAGCATCAGCAGATGCTAGTAAATTTACTACATTAGGAACATATACATCTTCATTAAATACTTGGACAAGTTCCATAGCAACTACGGGTTCAAATTCATTTAATGGAGCACAAAATATTACGGGTTCATTGACCGTAAGTTCAATAGCAACTATAAGTTCATCGTTTACAGCAAATAGTTCGTCTTTGACTTTGAATAGTGGAAGTAATTTATATGTTCAAAATAATGGTATAGTAGAAATTACAGGTTCATTAAAAGTTAGTGGTTCAACAAATTTAATTGTTAATAATTTATTAATAGGAACAGGAAGTGGAGATGAAGGTGGTGAAATAAATTTAGCAAAAGCAGTAACAAACACAACTTTAACCGGCAGTGGTATTACAATAGATTCATATAGAGATAGATTACGAATTTTTGAACAAGGTGGTGATGCGAGGGGTGTTTATATTGATTTGGCAAAAACACCAGGTGGAGTTGCCGGTGAATTGATGTGGAAAGCAAGTGGAATAGTAAATGCAGGAACATTTGTAACTTTGGATAATATCAAAGCACAAGTTCCAGCAAGTGGTAATAAGGGATTAAGTTTAGCAACTGTGAGTGGAACTGTGACAGGATATATATCAGGTCATTATCAAGGTATATTGAGTTCTTCATCAGGAACTTCCAGTACTACGAGTTTATCAACAACTGCAACTTCTTCAATGTTTAGTTGGAACTTTGGTCAACAAGGTGATATGTCTACTTATATTTTAAGAGATGATACAAATAATAGAGTATATAGAATTATTTTGATAATCGGTGCAGCTTATAACAACAACTTTATTTCAATAGAAAGATTATATTAAAAGTTATGGCAATAATATTTCAAAATGGATTTACAATTGGGTCTTTAGCACTATATCCATTTACATCGTTTACATTTACAAGTGCAAGAGTAAGTGGTTCAACGGGCCCATTGGGAACTACATTATTAGCTGCATATACCGGTTCATCCTCTGGAAGTTATTTTTCAAATCCATCATATTTCACAACGGGTTCATTTCAAGGTTATCAAATATGGACAGTCCCTGAAACTGCAACTTATGAAATTGAAACAGCAGGTGCGAGAGGTGGAACATCTACTGCATATTCTGGTTCTTTAAAATGGGGTAATGGTGCAATTATTAAAGCAAGAGTCCCTTTAACACAAGGACAAAAACTAATGATGGTTGTTGGACAATATTCCGATGGTAATGGTGCACAAGCAAATAGTTGGGCAACTTATCACGGATATGGTGGTGGAGGAGGTTCATTTGTAACACTTTCAGGTTCAGTTCCTACTCCATTGGTTGTTGCCGGAGGTGGTGGTGGAAGTGGACATTATTCTTCATATTCGGGTGGTGCATATTTTACAGGTTCAAATGGTAAAACTACAACTAACGGAGGTGCTTCTATACAAGGTGCACCGGGTGGAACTGGAAGTTTAGGAGGTCGTTCTCATATCAATTCAGCATCAGTAGTATCAAACAATAACTACGATGGTGGTGGTGGAGGTGGTTTTAATGGCAATGGTGAAAATGGAAATGGAACTTTAACAAAACCATACACCGGTAATCTAAATGCAGAAGGTGGTTATGCTTTCATAAGTGGAGCAATGGGTGGAAGGATGGCAACAACCTACACTACAACATTATATGCAGGTTCTACCGGTGGATTTGGTGGAGGTGGAGGAGGTAATGGTATCATATGTGGTGGTGGTGGAGGAGGATACTCCGGTGGTGGTGGAACTTATACGCCATCTACACCGGGAGCCGATGCCGGCGGTGGTGGTGGTTCTTATATTATATCAACCGCAACATCGGTAGCAACATCTGATGGAAATTATGATGGTTCATCATCATTTAGTGGAAGTGCAATTACAAATCTTTCTTCGTATAATAGTGGAAGTGGATATATACGAATAACTAAAATATAAGATATTTATCAATATGGCAACATTTATAAGATTAAAACAAATAGAAAGTGGTTCAGCATTACAACAATCTGCAGCAGCAGGTACTGATTTTTCAGCATCTGTAACTTCCATCGTTAGTCAATCATTGGAAACATCATTATCCCAATCGATAGTAAATATAATTGTAAATAATGTTCAAGCGGCATTGCCAGATGGAATTATATCATCATCCGCACAAATAAATTTATCATTAGCATCGGGTAACATATCATCATCGCAAATAGTTGGAGAAATACTCGCAGATTCAATTGATTTTGCAGATATTATTAACAAACCAACATTGGTATCAGGTTCACAACAAATTATAGGAATATTGGATTCGTTAAATACCTTTACTGCATCATTGGATAGTACATTTGCTACCGATGTTGAGTTAGCGGTTACTACTTCGAATTTGAATATCGATATGGGAGAATTTTAAAAAATGAGATATATCATTTAATGTAATACGATTAGAAAAAAAAGTTATATTTATAAGAAGTAAAAAGAGAAATTTCTTAAAAAGAGAATAACAAAAATATGGCACAAATCATTAAACACAGACGTGGTAGTTTAGAATCCCTATCAGCTGTAACCGGCTCATTACAAAAAGGTGAAATAGTAATAGCATCGGGTTCATCAAACCTAACCACAACCAATGGTTCATCTATTGTATTTACAGTACCATCCGATGGACAGGTTCAAGCGGTAAATAGATTTCTTATTGGTAGTTCTGCACCTGCGACATTTGCGGCTAGTACTTACAATGGAATGGTTAATGGTGTTCCTTTCTACGATAGTGGAAGTGGTACATTATACTTATTAGGTAGTGGTGGAAATACTGCTATTAATTTAGTAGGTAACATTCAACCATTTAGTTCATCAGTTGCAACATCAATAAATGCATTGAGTGCTTCTATTGGAAGTGGAACTATTGGTACATCTGTTACATTATTAAATGATTTTACAGGTTCTCAATTAACTCAAAATAGTACATTAGCAACTTATACAGGTTCAGTAGAAACAAGATTTACTGAAATCGGTGTTGTTAGTGGAAGTTTAATCGCTTCGGCATCAGCTGCAGCAATTGCAAACGCAAATCAAAATACATTTACTGCATCGGTAGCAACTAGATTAACGGAAGTTGGTGTAGTAACTGGCTCATTAATCAGTTCAGCATCAAATGCAGAAAGTAGATTAACTAATATTGAAGGATTTAGTTCATCATTTGATACCGCATTTAACATTAGTGGTTCTGATGTAACTATTGCTGGTAATTTGACTGTACAAGGTACTCAAACTATTGTAGATTCTACGACTGTTCAAATTGGCGATAATATACTTGAATTAAATGGAACAGGCGCAGCGAATGGTGGATTGTGGATTAAAGACCCAACCGCACCAAATACGGCAACAGGTTCAATTGTTTGGGATTCTACTAACGATTATTGGAAAGCAGGTGTTAAAGGTTCTGAAATTAAAGTTCTTTTAGCAGGTGGTGATTCAATAGTTAGTGGTTCATCTCAAATTACTTTACAATCAACAACGGGATTCACAGCATACGATTCAGCATTAGCAACTATTACAGGTTCGTTAATCGCTTCAGCATCGGCTGCAAAAACAACCAATGATTCTCAAGCAGTTTCGATTAGTAATTTAAATAGTACATCTGCAAGTGTAAATGATTCAATTGCAGCTTTAAATTCGTACACATCTTCTAACACATCAACAACTGCATTAAATAACTTTACTGCATCTGCTGAAACAAGATTTACTGAAATCGGTGTTGTTAGTGGTTCATTGATAGCATCAGCATCGACTGCAAAATCAACTAATGATTCACAAGGGGTTTCAATCACTAATTTAAATTCATTTAGTGGTTCTCAATTAACTCAAAATAGTACATTAGCAACTTACACTTCTTCAGTAGAAACAAGATTGATAGAAGTTGGAGTAGTAAGTGGCTCATTAATAGCATCAGCATCAGCTGCAAAAACTAAAAATGACTCACAAGATGTAAGTATTTCAAACTTAAATTCTACAACTGCAAGTTTAAACACTTCAGTTTCAAATATTAATACATTCACCGCATCTGCTGATAGTAGATTAGATACTTTAGAAGGAACTGGTACAATACAAGGTGTTGGTACATCTAACAATGTAACTTTCGCTAAGGTAACAACTTCAGGTGATGTAGTAGTTGGTGGTGATTTGGTAGTGCAGGGTAATACTGTAACATTAAATACCGCACAATTAGTAGTAGAAGATAAATTAATAACATTAGCAAGTGGTTCAACATCATCAGCAACCGCAGATGGCGCAGGATTTGAAGTAGCAGGTGCTAGTGCAAATTTAGTTTATCAACATTCTACAACCGCATTCACATCATCAGTTCCATTAATCGCACCGGCTGTAACATCTTCTATCAATTTAGGTACGACAGCTGGAAGTTCTAAGAGAATCGCATTTAGAAACACAAATGGTAATTTGGATTTAGTTCCTACTGCTAGTGTTGCGGGTGATTTACTACAATGGGATGGTTCTGATTTCGTAATGAGTAATGTAATCGATGGTGGTTCATTCTAAAATATTAACTCCCCCCTAATCGGGGGGATTTTTTAAATTATTAATGAATCAAAAAATACCAACTTAAATGGCTCAAAAAATATTACAAAAAAGGTCACTAACATCGGGAAAAGTTCCTGATACCGGCTCTTTATTGGTTGGTGAATTGGGTATAAATGTTTACGATGGTAAAGTTTATATACATAAATCCGGTTCATCGCAATCCATTGAAACATTAGTTAGTACAAATTCAACTACAACTGGTTCTATTGTATTAACTGGCACAGGTTCATTTGGGGAAGTAAATGTAACAAATGATGCCAATATTGGTGGTGGTGTTTATGTAACGGGTGATATTGTTGGAAATGGTGATATTGATATAGCCGGAGCAGTTTCAGCATCAATAGTATCCGCATCTTTATTTGTAGGTAATGGTAGTGGTTTAACAAACATTACTGCTTCAATGAGACCGGATGATTTTGATTTCAATTCAGAACCATTTGCAGGAACAATTGGATACATACAAGGTAGTGGTTCTCTTTATAAAGTAGCAACTACAAATGATGCAGTTGAATTCAGATACAATGAACAAATAAAAGGAACTTTTACTAATACTAATGGGTTTAGTGGTTCTCTTTATGGTATTGGTGATGTATTATCATTTAGTGGTTCGGTAGCAACAAGATTAGCAAATTTAGAAATATCAGCATCATTAATCGATGCAGGTCAATTTTAATTACTATTATAAAAATATTCTATATTTATAAAGGTACTACATAGTACCTTTTTTTTGTTATATAACTCTAAAACATTTAGTCCATACATATGGCACAAAGTATTATACTAAAGCGTTCCTCGCTTCCTGGCAAAGTACCAGATACGGGCTCATTGAATGTCGGTGAAATTGCAATAAATACCTACGATGGTAAATTATTTATCAAGCGTTCTGGTAATATAGATTCAATTGAAGGAATTGTAGCAACGAATTCAACTACAACCGGCTCAATAACTTTAACAAAAACAGGTTCTTTTGGGGAATTGGTAGTAATACAAGATGCTAATGTTGGTAGAGATTTATATGTAACAAATCATATTATAGGTGCTGGGGATATTGATATAAGTGGAGATATCACAGGTAGTTCTGCATTATTAAGTGGTAGTTTAATTCTAAGTGGTTCTCAAACCATTACAAATAACTTAGTTGTTTTAGGTGAAGTTAATGCTAGACAATTTAATATTTCGGTAATTTCATCATCCGTATTATTTCAAAGTGGTTCAACAAAATTTGGAGATACATTAGATGATATACATTCATTCACAGGCTCAGTATCGGTAACAGGTTCGTTTTTGGTTAATGGAACTGAAGTCGGTGTAGCAGCAGGACCAAATACATTTGATTTTAATTTAGACCCGGATGCTGCTGGAACTGTAAATTTTGTAGAAGATTCTACCGGAAATACTCAAGCCGTAGCAAGAACGGGTTCATTTGATGTTCTAATTGCTGGAAATACCCATTTATCGATTAGTGCATCTTCTATGAATGTAACGACCGGAAGTATAACGGCAAACTACATGCATTTGGCAAAATACATAACAACAGCAGGAGATTTGGATTTTAATATTTAAACATATTTATAAGAAACATAAAAGTATTAGATGGCAGCAATATTTCAATTAAGAAGAGGTTCGGGTTCGGTATCTTTATCAGATGGCGAATTATATTTACATAAAACTTCGGGTTCACTTCAAGTTTCATTAGGAGATGCAAATCCGATAACTTTAGCTAGATTAGACCAACCAAACTCTGGCTCACTACATATAGCGGGCAATATTACCGCATCTAATGCATATTTTAGTGGAGATGTTGCAATTTCCGGTAATTTATTTTTAGGAAATACATCAGGAGATAACATTAGTGTTCCAGGTGTGTTTACAACTAATTTAGTTCCAGGTACAAACGGAACTTTGGATTTAGGAACAAGTGGTGCAAAATGGAGAACATTATGGGCAAATAGTGTTACGGCATCTTTATCAGGTAGTGTAAATGGTATTGATGTTACATCTTTGAATCAAAGAGTAGGTTCTTTAGAAAGTGAAAGTAGTAGTTTAGAAACAAGAGCAGCTTCTTTAGCAATAATTTCTGGCTCATTGATATCAACCGCATCATCTCACGAAGAAAGAAATGCAAGTTTAGCAACAATAACTGGTTCTTTAATTTCAACTGCATCATCCCATGAAACGAGAAATGCAAGTTTAGCAACGATAACAGGTTCGTTGATTCTAACCGCATCATCACATGAAGAAAGAAATGCAAGTTTAGCAACAATTAGTGGTTCTTTAATTTCAACTGCTTCTAATCACGAACAAAGATTAACTAATTTTGAAATCGAAAGTGGTTCATATGCTAGAATAAATACAGCAAACTCATTTGTAGGAAATCAAACTATCACAGGTTCATTAATAGTAAGTGGTTCAAATGTTGAATTAAATATTATATGGCCTGATTCTGGAAGTGAAAAGCATATAATTAAAACAGATGGATTTACAGTTGATAATAGAGAATATGCTTATTCGGCAGTTGCGTTAGAACATTATGAAGATGGGCAAGGCGCTTTACATAACGCATTGGCTATGTATATGTTTGACCCAACGGATACATATGGTTCATTGTTATCAGTTGGACCATACAGAGCACAAATGCAAATGTATCCATCCGGTTCTGGTGGAAATGTTGCAAATATATCGGTACAAGATTTAAAAGATGGAACGACTCAAGCATTAGTATATGCTGATTTTGTACAAATTGGAGCATTTCATGCTGAATCTATTATTATAGGTAATAGTGGTTCGGTAATTGAAATATCCGGAAGTATTAAAAATTCACAATTAAATGCAATTGGTGTTATAACCGGTTCATTAATTAGTTCCGCATCATCACATGATGTACGATTTGCAAGTTTGGCAATCACTACCGGCTCATTAATTGAAACTGCTTCTAATCACGAACAAAGAATTGGAAGTATAGAATCATACACATCATCTTTAAAAACAGCAATTGAATTAACTGGTTCATCTGTAACCATTTTAGGTAATTTAGTTGTTAAAGGTACACAAACTACAATCGATTCAACAACTATTCAAATTGGTGATAATGTAATTGAATTGAATGGTTCAGCAAATACAAATGGTGGATTAATAGTTAAAGACCCTACGGGTGGTTCGATTGTATCTGGTTCATTACTATGGGATGCAACCAATGATTATTGGAAAGGTGGAATTAAAGATGGTGAATCAAAAATATTATTAGCAGGTGGAGATGATGTGGTTTCGGGTTCATCCCAAATTACATTGGAATCCATAAGTGGATTTGATACATATAATTCAGCATTAAGAGCTATCACAGGCTCATTAATTAGTTCTGCTAGTTCATTTGAAGATAGAAATTCAAATTTAGCAACTATTACGGGTTCATTAATTAATTCAGCATCTTCTTTTGAAAGTAGAAATGCAAATTTAGCAAATATTAGTGGTTCATTAATATTAACTGCATCTGCAAATACAATCTCTATATCAAATTTAAATGTAGAAACAGCAAGTTTAGAAGATAGAGCAATAGCATTAGCAACAATTAGTGGTTCATTAATATCAACTGCTTCTTTAAATACAATCGCTATTTCAAACTTAAATAGTGAAACGGCTAGTTTAGAAGATAGAGCAGTTGCATTGGCAACAATTAGTGGTTCATTGATATTAACTGCATCTGCGAATGTAATTTCAATAACTAATTTAAATTCACTATCGGCATCGATTCTTACTCAATTACAAACATTAGCAACTGAAACGGCTAGTTTAGAAACAAGAGCAATAGAGATTGGTATAGTAACGGCTAGTTTAATTAGTTCAGCTAGTTCATTTGAAAATAGATTTACTAATTTAGCAACTGAAACGGCTAGTTTAGAAACAAGAGCAACTCAAATAGGAATTGTATCAGCATCATTGATAGGTTCGGCATCTTCATTTGAAAATAGATTTGCCGATTTAGCAATTGAAACTGGAAGTTTAGAAACAAGAGCAACTACTTTAGCACAAGTAACCTCATCTTTAATAAACGCTACGGCTAGTTTATTTTGGACAGGTTCAGACCACGAGAGTAGAATTGATTTATTAGAATATACAGCATCTATTTCAGTAGGAGCTGGATTAGCAGCTGAATTTACTAAGATAAATCAATGGACTGCATCGACTGATACGAGAATAGATGCATTGGAAGCATATTCAGCATCATACGCACAATACTTTACTTATAGTGGAAGTGAATTCCATATAGATTTTAATGTGTAATTTTCATAAAAAAATAGATATTTATAAACATATAATTAATTAATCGTACTAAAAAAAAGGTAAACTAGATGGCACTTAAATTTAGACGTGGGACAACCGCACAAAAATCAGGTTCGTTAGCATTCGGAGAACCATATGTGAACACCACATTGGGGACATTACAAATCGGACTTGATACCGGAGATGTAACACTTGCATCTTCAAATGGTTTAATTTCCGGCTCATCTCAATTGACAAGTTCTTATGATGAAAGATACGAAACACAGGGTAGAGGTATCATCTCATCATCTGCGCAAATCGATTTATTGTTCGATATAGATGGTTTAGTTAGTGGTTCATCTCAAATCACTTTACAATCTACCACTGGATTTACTACATACGATTCAGCATTATCTACTATTACAGGTTCATTGATTAGTTCAGCTTCCGCTAATACTATATCAATAAATAATTTAAATTCATTTAGTGGGTCACAATTAACTCAAAATGCAAGTTTAGCAACGATTAGTGGTTCATTGATTAGTTCAGCATCAACTGCAAAAACTACAAATGATTCTCAAGATACTTCGATAGCAAATCTAAATTCATATACCTCTTCTTTACAAGCGGGTATTCAAATGACAGGTTCGACAGTTTCTTTCTTAGGAAATATCATAGTATATGGTACACAATCTGTAATCAATTCACAAAATGTTTCGATTTCGGATAATATTCTTTATCTATCACCAACTGCATCTATTGATAATGATTTGGGTATTGTAGGACATTACAATGATGGAACATATAGACACGCTGGTATCTTTATGGATGCTAGTGATGGTCATACTTGGAAAGTGTTTAATGGTTTAACTGATGAGACATCTGCGCAAGTAGATGTTAATGGTAATGGATTTACATTAGCAGATTTCAAAGCAGGTGCAATTACAGGTACTTCATTCAATGGTACAATAAACGCAACAAATGGTGTAGTTTCCGGCTCATCTCAATTAATTGGAATATTAGGTTCATTGAACACATATACAGGTTCAAATGATACTACTAATACGACACAAAATACAAGATTAACGGCATTAGAAGCATCAGCATCTACTGCATTATCTACAAATAATACACAAGATACTTCAATTACAAATATAAATTCATTCACTTCTTCAATCAATACAACGATTAAGAATAAATTGAATACCGAAACTGTAATTAGTGGTTCTTCGCAAGTTCAATTGGGTTCAGCAAGTGGTAATATCGCTTTAGCAACTCAAACAACAGGTGATTATGTTGCAAGTTTAGTAGCTGGTACGGGTGTAACAATTACAAATAATAGTGGAGAAAATGCAACTCCGACAATTGCAATTGGACAAGCGGTAGCAACTACATCAACACCAACATTTGGTAATTTAACAATTAACGGAACTATCACGGCAACGGGTGATATTACCGCATACTATACTTCAGATAAAAGACATAAGAATAACATTCAAACTATACCAAACGCTTTAGAGAAAGTATCTAAATTAAACGGTGTAACTTGGGAATGGAATGAAGATGTAAATGAAGTAACTAAATCAACACCTAAGACTGGTTTAATCGCACAAGAAGTTCAGGAAGTTTTACCTGAAGTAGTTGTTGAAAGAGAAAATGGTTTCTTAGGATTAGACTATTCAAAAATGATGGGTCTAATGGTTGAGGCAATTAAAGAACAACAAACGCAAATACACAATTTAACTTTACAAATAGAAGAGTTAAAGAAGCAAAAAGGGTTATAATTAATGTATGATGTTTACTACACCACCGCTGGAGGACCTTGGTTCAACAGCGGTGCTGATATATGGGTAACTAATTGGATAAAAGAAGTGGCACCTCATTTAGAAGTGAAGCCACTTCTTCTTTTCCATAGACATAAACCCCAAAACTACGAAGAATTTCCAATCGATATTGACCATATTTGGGAAACATCGGAAGATGAAATAATAAAAATATTAGATAGTGCTAGAAGGATACACATACTACATGGTCATTATACTCCAACCAGAGCTATTCATCAAAATTTGGAAAAGATTGATTCAATCGTTTTTCACAATTTAACAAAAGTGTCTTTGATGGCACAAATACAAAAAGATGAATACCTACATTGGTATGGTAATTGGGAATATGAATCTGAATTAATAGATAAGATTAAACATAAAGTTTGGGTAGGATTATATCATTTTCCATATAAAACGGAAAACTTACATCACATTCCAAATAACTACGAATTTATACAAAACAACGAACTTTCGAAATCCACACAAATTGGATATGCGGCAAGAGTTGAAGGTAGAAAAAATGTAGAATATATGGATGGGTTAGGTGGATATATTTCAACTAATTCAGAAACATTTAACAAATACTACAAAAAGAAGTATGGTTTCAAATTCGAAAAAGCCAAAGTTTACAAATTTGATTACAAATTTAAAGAAAGGTTCTATGGACTTGATTGGGGAATCTCTCATTCTTGCTTTCAGCACGAACCCTTCGGATACGGAATATTTGAGGCAGTTGATTTCGGAAAGCTTCCCATACTACATGAGAATTGGCATGTTCCACTTGACTACAAATACAAAGCTAGTGATGCGGAATCATTTAAAAAGACCTACCAAACGATTTGTGAGGATGATTACGAAACCCGTAAAAAGGAATTCGAAAAACTTAAAAATTGGATGATAGACCACTTCGGAAATAAAGATGTGTGGAAAGAAAAACTTTTAGATATTTATAACGGAGAATAATACTTAACAAATGGCAAGAACAAATTTATCATTAGGTAACTTATATAGAGCAGTAAGTGGTTCAGTTAGAGCTGGGGCAGTTTCATTGGGTGGTTTATCCGGTGGAACATCAAATAGTTCTATGATTGGATTCGCAACTGATGCAATTAGTATAAGTTTACCAACATATACATACATCGTAGAAAGTACTACGGAAAATGCACAATTTTCATTTTCAACAACAGGCTCATTGTTCTATTCTAAAGTACAAGGTGTAGCAAACAATTTTACTTGTTCATTTAATAATGCAAACTTTTCAGTAGGTTCACAAACTAAAACTTCTGGACCATCGGTATTTCCAATCACACCGGCAGCAATTAACGCTTCAAACTATTCCGAAGCATCCGCTACTTTAACTATGGCATACGCTGATGGGTATAACACTGCGGCAACAAATTACAATACACCATCTACAAAAGTATTATATGCAGTAGATGTTTATAATACAATTAACCAACCTGATTTTTGTTTATTATTTGGTACACAAATTCAATTAGAAGATGGTACATCGGTAAATGTTGAAGATTTGAATGTGGGTGATGTGATTAAGGCGTGGGTGCCAGCAGGATTGCCTGATGAAACTCAAGACCCTGAATCGGACCAAGTTGATTGGAGATTCTATCATACATCTATTTTATCAGGTTCTGCACAAACTGTAACTGTAAAAGATGTTACATTTAATTTTGCCGAAGGATATTTCTCTATTAATAATGGATTGATTAAAGCAACCGAAACCCATCCTCTGTATGTTTGGGATAATGAGATTGAAAAATACAAATTCAAAAATATAGGAGATATATTGCCTGGTGATAGATTGGTAATGGAAGATGAAACTGAAATAGATGTAACGAATATAGAAGTTGTCATTGAAGATGTTGAAATTGTAACTGTGAATGTTGAAAATGCCGATGTGTATATTTCAAATGGTTTAATTTCTCATAATAAGGGAACAACGGCACAACCATTTATCCCATCTTCGGGTTTGAGAATGTACTTAGACCCATCGAAGGCAGCATCTACATCAGGAACCGATACAGCAGACTGGTTAGATTTGGGTGGATATGGAACAGGTGTTAGACCTGCAGCCGTAAGTAACGCAGCCGGAATTAGTGGTGGAAATCCAACTTATAATAATGGTGCAACTAGAATTGATAAATATTGGTCTTTATCTACTAATAAGTTTTGGTACAAAGATGGTACAACCAACATTAATGGTGGATATACACAATTTAATACATCAGCATATTCGGTGATAGCTTGGGTAAGATTTACATCGCATCCTTCAAATGGATATTATCAAATATTTAATAAACAAACTACATCTGGAACTGCAAATAGAATCATATCACTTTATTTAAATTCAAATGGTAGTGGTACTTATTTTATACATGATGGAACAAATGTTCAATATAGTAGTAGTACATTTACATTGAGTTTGAACACTTGGTATATGATTTCGTATACTGCGGCATTAAATGGTACGAATGTAGGATATACCGATAAAACATCGAGAGGAACTATATCAAATGGTTCACAAGATTATACTACATCGGCATTGATTCAAGTTGGTGGTAACTTTGCAGAAAATGGTTATTACTTTAATGGACAAATGGGGCCTGTATTATTCTACAATAGACAATTAAGTGGAACTGAAATAGGACAAGTATATGATTATTTCCAACCAACATATCGACCTTAATTGATGTTTTGGAAATAAATTTTATATTTATATTGAGATAATAAAAATTTTTAAAATAAGCATATAAAATGGCAGAAAAAATAGTATCACCGGGAGTTTTTACAAAAGAAAACGACCTTTCATTTTTACAGCAAGGTGTAGCTGAAATCGGTGCAGCATTTATTGGTCCTTTTAAAGAAGGTCCGTTAGTTCCAACAATTGTTAATTCTCAAGCAGAATTCGAAACATTGTTTGGTTCGGTTGATGACACTTATTATACTCCTTTAGCAGTACAATCATATTTAAGAGAAGCAGGAACTGCAACAATTTGTAGAGTAGCAGGTATTGGTGGTTATACCGAAACCGCTCCTTTATTATTAACTGCAACTTCTGGTTCAGTAAGTGCATCTTTAGGTATTTTATTTAATACTTCAGGAAGTGCAAATGGTGGGTTTGCAACTGCATCTGTAACATCTTCAGCAGCAGGTGATTTCGTAATACATGATGGATATGGTTCGCATATTTCAGCATCATTGGATGTAGCTGATACAAACGATATTGAAGCAGTATTTGGAACATCGGCATTTGGAGCTAAGAAAGCATATTCATATGGATTCTTTAAAAATTCATCTATAACTTTTGATTCAGCAGTTTCAGCATCTGTAACTGTATTAGGAAATCAATTGTTCACATTTGATGCACAAGAAGCATTGACACCAATGATTAAATCACAAACGATTAGTGGTGATAGATACGATTTATTCCAATTAGAAACTTTAGGAGCAGGTAATGCAGCAAATACTAAAGTTAAAATTGGTATTACAAATATTAAAGCAGCAGGTAGTGTAAATGGTACTGATTATGGTACATTCACTATTGTTGTAAGAGATTACGCTGATACAAACAAAAAGAAAGCAGTATTAGAAACTTGGTCAAATGTTAATTTAGACCCTAACTCTCCTAACTTTATTAGTAGAGTAATCGGTGATAGAAAATTAACAATTGATTCTGAAGGTAAAATAAGTGAAACAGGTGATTGGGTAAATAACTCAAAATATGTTAGAGTTGCAAACTTAAATGTAGCAGCTCCGGTACAAGCAGTTCCATTCGGACACGCAGCTTATACATTGCCAGTATCTGCATCAGCAGGTGTTGGGGCATTAATTCCATCTGTAACATTTGTAACTTCATCAGCAACACAATATGGTGGTATTGATTTAGATAACAATACTGACAACGCAATTTACTTAAAGCCAATTCCGACTGGAGCTGGTGTGGGTTCTAACTCCGTATTTGGATTAGATGCATCAAATGGTGGTTCGTTATCAGTAGGTTCTACTTTAGCACAATTTGTTGTAGCATTCCAAGAAGGTTTTGATGGTGTAAATCCAGCAACTCCAATCTACAAAGGAAGTGATATATCAGCTGGAAACTCACAAGGTTTCAACTTATCTTCTTCAACTGCAAGTGGTTCAGTTGCATACGCTAAACATATCGCAGCATTATCAAACGCAGATGAGTGGGATATTAATATGGTTGTAACTCCAGGTGTTATCAGAAGATTACACTCTTCAGTAGCAACTTCAGTATTGGATATGGTTGAAGCAAGAAATGATTGTTTCTACATTATGGACCAAACAGCGGCTGGTGATTCAATCTCACAAGCTACTACTCAATCTGACGCTGTAGATTCAAATATGGCAGCAACTTATTATCCTTGGATTAAGACTGTTGATACAAATACTAACAAATTAATTTCAGTTCCACCATCAGTATTATTACCTGGCGTATTCGCTTCTAACGATAGAGTAGCAGCAGAATGGTTCGCACCAGCCGGTTTAAATAGAGGTGGTTTGACAGGAGCAGTTAGTGTATTGAATAGATTAACTCAATCTGAAAAAGATACATTATATGAAGGAAAGGTAAACCCAATCGTTCAGTTCCCAGGACAAGGTATCGTAGTGTTCGGACAAAAAACATTACAAGATAAACCATCGGCATTGGATAGAATCAATGTAAGAAGATTATTATTAACTGTTAGAAAATACATCGCATCTACTTCGAGATATTTAGTGTTCGAACAAAACACATCAACTACTAGAAATAGATTCTTAAATATTGTAAACCCTTATTTGGAATCAATCCAACAAAGACAAGGTTTATACGCATTTAGAGTTGTGATGGATGATTCAAACAACACACCGGATGTAATTGATAGAAACATTATGAAAGGGGCTATCTACTTACAACCAACTAAGACAGCTGAATTCATTCAAATCGATTTCAACATCTTACCAACTGGTGCAAGTTTTAACGGATAATTTGAAAAACAAATATTTATAATAGAAACAACTAAATAGAGAATAAAATGCCAGAAGTATTAGAATTCGACAAAATGTTTTATACAAACTTCGAACCAAAGTTGGGAAACCGCTTTATTATGGAAATCGATGGTATAGAATCATATATGATAAAAACAGCTAATAGACCAACTTTCACATCAGAAATTGTTGAATTAGACCATATTAATGTAAAGAGAAAGATTAAAGGAAAATCCAATTGGGATGATTTAGAAATCACTCTTTATGACCCAATCGTTCCATCGGGAGCACAGCAAGTGATGGAGTGGGTAAGACAATCACACGAATCTATCACAGGTAGAGATGGATACGCTTCTTTCTATAAGAAGGATATCACATTCTATTTGTTAGGACCAGTAGGTGATAAAGTTGAACAATGGACTCTTAAAGGAGCATTCATTTCTTCAGCAAACTTTGGTGAATTGGATTGGGCTTCAAATGACCCACTTTCAATATCTTTAACTTTAACATTTGATTACGCAATTCTTGAGTACTAATCTTTAATTGTAAAACTTAAAATAATTAAGGGGTGTAGAAATACATCCCTTTTTTTATGTCTTATTTAGAATGATTCCAAATTTTAAAAATATTTTAAAAAAGACTTGACTTTTGTCGTGAAATGTGTTACCTTTACTATGTAATAAGAGTTAAACATAAATCAATAATCATTATGAACATTTCAGAATTAAATTTGACCGAATTAGAATCTAAAACCTTAACTGCTTTCACCGATTGTTTATACGCTGAACCTGGTTTCTCCGATGTGGATGTAAGTGATATTAGTGAGTGTACTGGTATTTCTACTAAAAGTATCAGAGGTGCTTTGGGTTCTTTGGTTAAAAAGGGAGTAGTTACCATTAACAAAAACGATGGTGGTTACGATATTATTGACCTTAATGTTCGTTACTGGCATTTAGTGAACGAAAGTTGGGCAGAAGAAGCTGAATATATTTTGAAAAATAATTAAGAAAAAGCTTGACTTTTTGCTTCGAATTGTGTACCTTTACTATGTAATAAAAAATGAGAGATATGAATGACTTAATCGATGTTAGAGGAATGAGTGTTAATGAGTATTGTAACTTTTTGGAGAGTAGAGCTCTTCATTTGGGAATTCCTCCCCATGAGTTGAATATGGATATTTTCTTTGAGAGAATGTTGATTTCCGATGAGATGTATGAGAGAGCAAAGTGGGAGTTGGTACAGCGTAAGCAGTATATGGAAGAAGAATGTGAGTTTTAAACCTTAAAATATAAAAGTTATGTCAAATTTTGAATTTACATTTAAAACAAATGCTGAATATATTGCAGCAAAAATTACGGGGTACATTGATGAATACAAATGTGTTAGAGTAGATACCATTTCATCGGAAGGTTGGAATATAGATTTTCCACTACATACCGAAGAGGAGTATAATGATTACTTATCAAATCATTCAAAAAATGGGGATAGAATTCTTAAAACCTATCCATCTACTACCTTTTACGAATCAAAGTGGAATTATTAAAATTTTCATAATGTTTAAAAATAAAGCAGTGGGGATATTCCTCACTGCTTTTTTGTTTTATATATACTTATATATAAACATTAAGTTATTATTTATGGAAGAAAATATCGAACAACAAGTTACAAGAGGATTGGGTTCTCAAAATTCACAAAGAACTTTCCCATTTCCAACAGAGGTTATTAGTTTACCATCAAAAGGTTTATGTTACCCAGAATCATCCCCACTATCTAAAGGAGAAATTACAATCAAATTAATGACAGCTAAAGAAGAAGATATTCTTACTTCAGCAAATTTAATTAAAAAGGGTATCCATTTGGATAAATTATTGGAATCGGTAGTAGTTGAACCTGGTGTTAATATTAATGATTTATTAATTGGTGATAAAAACGCCATTTTAATAACATCTAGAATATTGGCATTTGGACCTGAATATACAGTAACAGTATCAGACCCTGAAAGTGGACAACCAACCGAAGTTAATGTCGATTTATCTAAAATAAAAATAAAAGAAGTAGATGAATCATTGTTAAATAGACAAAACGAATATAGTTTTGTACTACCTATTTCAAAAACGCCTATTAAGTTTAAGTTATTAACTCATAATGATGAAATCATAATCAATAAAGATATTGAAGCATCTGAAAAAGCATTAAAGCAAAGTAATGAGATAACTACAAGATATAGACGTATAATTATTGAAGTAGATGGTAATAGAGAAGTAGGTACTATTAGTAATTTCGTAGCAAATCGTTTATTAGCAGGTGATTCAAAAGCATTGAGAAAATACATAGCTTCAATTACACCTGATTTGGATTTAAAGTTTGATTATGAATCCCCATTGACCGGTGAGAAGGAGGCTCTCCGAATCCCATTTGGGGTAGACTTTTTTTACCCTGCCGAATAACTACTCTGTAATATTACATCAGAAAATTTTTCAGATGATTTACTTTGCTAATGGTGGATTTAATTGGCATGATTTATATTATATGCCTATTAAATTACGAGATTTTTATTGGAGAGAACTTCTTAAAACAAAAGAAGAAGAAAACGAAACAATTGAAGCTGCAAAATCTAAATCAAATAATTCTTCTAAAACGAGAAGAAGATGATATTTATAATAGTATTATAATATACAAAAATTATGTCTAAACGAATATTAGTAAAAGAAGCCGGTTTAATGAATTTTTTCAAAAGCTTTTTTAAAGCAAAAGCTGATGGAAATGAAAGTGAATGGCTTCAAAAATTAAGAAAAGCTGACCCTAAGTTAGCAGATATATGGCATGATTATGATAAATCATTATCTAATGATATGAAGGTACAAAAAGCAGCTATGGATAGATTGGGGTTAGATTCCAGTCATATAGATGATTTTACTAAACAATATGGTATAAAGTAATCATTTTCTTAGATGGCTAAACAAACACCCAAAGGTAAAGCAGGAGTTCCTAGACAGATAAGAGGTCTTGCACAAGATTCTGCAGCAGACTATAATTCATTAAGTCAGCAAGCCGATATATGGGATAAAATAAACAAAGCAAAAAAAGAAGGGCAAAAATACGATGAACGCGCATTAAAATATTTTGAAGAACAATATGGTTCTTTAAAAAATTTAAAAGATAAAGCGGATGATGTATTTAAAAAGTGGGAAAAATTTACCGATAAAATTGAAGATTCAAACGATACTATTAAAAAAGTATTAAATAATTTCGATGATATCGATGATACCATAGCAAGTATTGGAAATCAAATTGGTAAAAACAATAAATTATACGATACTTTTGCCACTCAATTAAAATCTACAAAAACATCAATGCAAAGTGTTTCCAACATTTTGCAAAATTCATCAGATTTAACGGAAGGACAGGTAGAATCCGCTACAAATGCTGCTAAATCTTATAAAGATATGGGCATTTCCATTGCCAATGCTAGTAAAGAATTGCAAAATGGAAAAATAACTCAATCGGAATTTAATGATATTGTAAAAAAATCATATGAAAATTTTGAAGAATTATCTTCAAAAATTGATGATTCTACTGAATCGGGTAAAGCATTATTAGAAATATTTGCAAGTGGTAAAGCAAAAGTAGATGCATTTAATGAATCGGCTAAAAAAAGTGCAGAATATTTAGATTCTATAAATCAAACATTAGATACATTTGGAGGTTCGGGGATACCATTAGCTGGTCAAATGTCTGATGTGTTTAAGAAGATGGCAAATAAGGATGTGCCAGGACTTAAAGCAGGATTAGTTGCATTAGGGGCAGCAGCTGGTGCATTAGCAGCAAGTTATTTTGGCGCACCTATGCAAGTTGCAATTGAAACCTATTATGATAAACAACAAAACATAATAGATGGAGCAAAAGAACTTGTAAAAATAAATAATGAGAGAGGATTCATACCACAAAAAATTGGATTAGAACTTTCTCAATCTCAAATTGATAATCAGAACGAATTAAATAGATTAGGAGTAGAAAGAGAATTTGCAGCACAAAAAGCAGCAAATCAATTCAGTGCTACTATGAAATCTAATACGGCTGAATTCCAAGCAGCATCAAAAACTGCATTATTTGGCAATTCTATTGGAAGTGTTTCATATGCAGCAGGTCAATTACAATTGGCAGGAGTTGGCGCAGAGCAAATCGCAAGTTCTATGACAGCAGCTGCCGATGCTACTGGTAGAATGCCAACGGCTAAAATTGGGTCTGATATGGCTGTTTTACAAAGTAGAACAGGCGCTTCGGCTGAAAGTATAGCATCAATCAATGAGGCATACATGCGTATGGATGGGTTGAGTGCAGGAACGGCACTCAATATGCAAGAAGGATTGAGAGCAATGTCTGACCAAGCTAAAGTTAATTTAGGTGGGGTAATGGAGGAAATGGCAACCGCATCTAAAGATATGCTTGGATATCAAATCAAAAGCGCATCTGCATTATCAAAGCAAGTTATTTTTGCTAAATCAATGGGAGTTAGTTTTAATGATATAGCAAAGGCTGGGCAAGGTATGGTATTGAACTACAAAGATAGTATCAAATCAGAAATGCAGTTATCAGCTATGTTGGGTAAAAATGTAGACCTTTCAGAAGTAAGAGCTAAATTTGCAAGTGGTGATACATCCGGAGCAATAAGTGCATTAAAAGCGCAAGGTTTAGACCCTGCTAATATGGACATGTTCCAACAACAAATGTTGCAACAAGCGACTGGTATGGATTTAACTACTTTATCAAAGATAAATCAAAATACAGGTAAATCGGTTAGTGCAGTAAGTGGAAATGTAAAAGCTGGTAATCAATCATTTTTAAGTAGAACTCAATCCGCTCAACAAACATTAGCTTCTCAACAAGCTATAATATCAGCCGACCAAGCTATTGTAGATGCTAAATTATCTCAAAAAATTACCGAAGCATATTTAAAATCACCTGGATACCTTGCATATCAAAATTCATTGGCAGACCAACAAGCTAAGCAGGCTCAATTAAATACTCTTATTGAAGAAGCATTACTTAACAGTCCTCAAATGCAGGCTTTAAAAGCTCAAGAAAAGCAATTGAGTACTCAAAGAACTATTGGTGAAAATGTATTACCAACTGTAGGTGGAATTGCTGGTGGATTACTTACAAATAAACTTTTACCAAAAGCCGCTGGGGCAGGTGGAGGTCTTTTAAGTAAAGCCGGTGGATTTTTAGGAAAAGCTGGTGGTGGTATATTGGGAAAAGCTGGTGGATTATTGGGCAAAGTTGCAGCACCATTGATGATTGCAAAAGGACTTTATGATGGTTTTCAAGGATTTACAGCAGATAAAGATGCATCAACTGGTGATAAATTTCTTAATGCCGGTAGTAGTATATTAAGTGGATTGACATTTGGTTTACTTGGAAAGGATTCGGATACAATAAAAGCAGAAGCTGAAGCTAGAAAGAAAGGTAGTACTCCAGGAACATCTCCTGCTCCAACTGCTACTCAAGTAGCAGCTGCGACACCCGCTAATACTTCGGTTGCCGTTACGGATAAGTGGATGCAAGATAAACTTACCAAAATGAGTGGTAATTTGGAAAGAGTGGTTGATAGGACTCATAAAACTATGATGAATACTGCTCAATCTACCAAAGAATTACAAACTTTGAATGCAAATACAAAAGCAATGCTTACATTAACGAAAACAATCGAAGCATTGACTGTTGCAACCTATACAGGTACTGATAAAGCAGTTGTATTATCATTAGATGGTAAGCATATTGCAGCATCTTATACTAAGTACAAAGGAAATACTGAAGGTACTACACCTAAGAAATAATTCAATAAATTTTCTTAAAGGATATTTATAGTAAATAGAATATACTATCAATGCCAACAATCTTAGATTTATTTAAAAACGCAAATGGTAATAAAGATGTTACCACTTGGAATGGAGGACATAAAGATAAAGGAATAATCGGTGGTGCGATGGATTTTGTTCAAGCTGAATTGAATCCAAACGGACCAAGAATTACTTTTTATAAAAAATTGGTAACTCCTCCATTATTGTATGGTACTGAAACACCTAGAATATCTCTTAAAGGTACAGTAGACCCTCCAAGAAGTTTAGCAACTACATCGGCCAGATATAACGAAGACCCGACAAAAAAACCACCTTTATTAAATTTAGGTTCTTTATTGGGTGGTTCTGCTAATAGACCTTCTGATACAATTTTTGAAACAAAAACAGGAGCACCTGTTACAAAGGGAACATTACCAGCATCTGTTGGTGACCATTCTGCTGAAAGATATGCAATTGAAGGTGGTAAAACGGAATATTTTATAAGTAAAGCTCCAATAGGAACTAATGCACTTTCTGGTGTATTAAAAGGTGATATGAATCAAATGGCTGGTAAAGCTATTGGCGCAGGTATTGGTGCAGCTAAAAAAGCAATTGGTAAAGCGGTTACGGGATTAGTAACTAAAAAAAGAAAAAAGGGACAAAAGCCACAACCGGAAAATAATAATAAAAATTTAGCCGGTAAACTATATAATAATAAACAAACAAATTCAGATTATTTTACAAATTATACAGGAAAAACTCCTACTAAATTAGTTGAAAGAAAATCGGATGAATATATTAGTTTAGATAAATTTAATAAAATTTTATTGAGTAATGGTGATTTTGATAC